AAAACCCTAAAAAGTTCTCATTTGGTTTATTAGTCGCCCTTTTGGCTTCCCTTCTAGGTGGCTTCATATGGTGGGTCAATAAAAGTTCTGCGTAAAAAGTATGGGAGGTAGAAAAAAACAACGCATCTCATCATCGTGTGATACTGAGTATTTCGAGGAAGAAATGGAACTCGAGGAAGTCCACCCAACAGTGATTCCAAAGAGTGATAATCAGAGAAATTATAACAGGGTGTTATACAGTATCAACAAACCCATGATATTCGCGGTGGGACCGGCGGGGACGGGAAAAACGATGTTGGCTTGTTGTGCAGCTATACAGGGGTATAACGATCAGTCGTACAAAAGAATCGTATTAACACGTCCAGTCGTATCAGTTGAAGAAGATATCGGGTTTCTTCCGGGGACCATGGAAGAAAAAATGGATCCGTGGACGAGACCTATAATGGACATCTTCAGTGAATATTATACACAAAATGACATTCAATACATGATAAAGGAAAAGATAATCGAAATTTGCCCTTTAGCATATATGCGTGGTAGAACCTTCAAAGATGCCTTCATCATCGCAGATGAAATGCAAAACTCTACGCCCAATCAAATGAAAATGCTTTTGACACGGATAGGTGAAGGTACAAAGATGGTCGTGACAGGTGACCTCAAACAACATGATAGGAAATATGAAGAAAATGGTCTCAAAGATATATGCGAACGTATCTCGGGTAAAAACCATAAACGCATCGAATATATCCAGTTTGAGTTCAAGGATATTGAGAGAAGCCCCCTTGTTAGGGACATCTTAGAAATTTATGGGGATAATTAAAAAATTCCAAATCTCTTTTTATGTGCGATCTTTTCCACATGTTCAGATGGAATTTCTCTTTCGAGAAATAACCATAAATTGTATTTCTTACATTTGTCAATAACAGATTCCTTGTATTTTGAATGAGACTTGCATATTTTATTTTTCGAATATTCGAGATTTAAAATATTTAACAACTCTTCAATCTCTTTGATTGTTTTACTCCCATTCATGAATCTGTATATCTTGGTTACATTTTCAGTTAAAACATCTCTATTGAAATTTGGTGTTCTACATTTAGAAGACCTGGAAACAAATGGTTTGAACATGGTTTCATATTTTTTCACAAGTTCTAAAACATCATCTTTTATGTTCATCGAGTCTTCAAGATAAATTTCTGGAACATCAACCGCTTTGTTAATTGCCTTGAATGATTCAATCACATCGTCATTTGTCGCATTGAATATGATATCAACAACGCATTCAACTTCATCATCTCCAATCATCTGAAGATACTCACGACGATGATTTCCATCATAACATATAAGACCTTCATCTTTTAATTCAGCTAAATGGATTAATTTGGGAATATACCCCCCATTATTATGATATTCATACATCTCTTGAACGCGATTCATATCGGGGTGTCTATTTTTAGACCATTTTTTACAAATAGGTTGGAGTTGTTTGTATTTTAAAACATATCCAACATGATTTCCATGTGTATAAATCCTTTTGGCAAAAGATGTTATTATACTTTCCATTTGTATTTTAACACATTGAACTTTTAAGTTTCTTACATCTGAAAGCATCAACATTACTCATAGGCATCTTCACCGTACAAGTCCTTAATAATCTCCAAGACATCCTGAGCATCCTTGTGAGCAGCTTGTGTAGAACGTAACAACCACTTCGCATGCCTTTTAATCTTTCTTTCAGCTTCCTTACATTTGTTCAGTTCTGTCTTTAATTTTTCAATCTCATCATCTTTTGTTTGAGGAATCAATTTTAGTTTTTCACGCTCATCGTCCTTCGTATAAGAAGCCGCTTTCACAATAATAGGGAGACGCCTCGGTCTCTGGGTAGAATGCTGACGCCAATGTTTCTCACCTGTGCTATAAATACGCAATGGGGTAATAGCCAACATGTATTTATAATATGGACAAAAACTTTATATTAATTTAAACACCCGAAGTGGCAACAACCTTCTTCTTCACGGGCGCCTTCTTTGTGGTGGTCACCTTGGTGGGAGCTTTAGGTGTGGCGGGAGCAGCCTCGGTGGTAGTGCACTTGCACTTGCATTCACCGGAGGAACCGGCGGGACCGGCGGGACCGGCAGGGCCAGTGGGACCCTTAGCGCCAGTGGGACCAGGAGGACCCTGGGGTCCAACACCACCGGCACCACCAGAACCACTGTTATCGATTATTTTGAGAAGAAGGTCATAGAGGCGACCTTTGTCGAGACGGGTGCGTTTCATCTCCTGTTCAATTTCTTTGCGAAGAGATTCCATTGTACTATACATAAAAGAAAGATTATCTTTAAACATAATGATCGTGATCGGACCTGCACTAAATACAGGTATTGGTCATCACGCCCAAAAATATACCAAATTGTTTCAACCTGACTCAAGGTATTATGTATTCGGAAGTGAACTCCCTGAGAGTGATCATGGACTCGTTTTTACCCTCCCACTTAAACATCACCTGGAGTATATCAAGTATGCGAGAACACGGGTGAAAAATCTCGCCTGTATGACTGTCTGTGAGACTGAGACTGTTCATGAAGATTATGGTCTCATCATGAAAGAGTTTAAACGTGTCGCTGTTCCGAGTGAATTCTGTAAAAAGGTTCTCTCTCGACAATTCCCTGACAATGAGTTCTATATCATTCATGCACACATCCCACAACCCCGTGAGAAGCCTTATACGTTCTATCATATCGGCAATGTTATGGATCCACGTAAAAAGTTCCGCGATGTTCTACAAGCTTTTGTACGTATGAATGAACCTAATACTCGACTTGTCATAAAAGCGACTGCTAAAACGGATGTGCATATCCCCTTTCCCAGGGTTGAAGTCATAAATGGTTTACTCACAGATGAAGAGATGGATCAACTCCATGAACGGTGTGACTGTTATGTAAACTTTTCTCACTCTGAAGGTGTTGGTATGGGTGCCGTCGAAGCTGCACTTCGAGACAAAGCTGTCATCCTCACAAATTATGGTGGAGCACCCGAGTATGTGAAGACACCATATACGATCGATTGTGGACTTCAAGAGTTGGAGGAGGATGATTTCCTCTTCAAAAAGGGTATGACTTGGGGTAAGCCAAACTTTGACCAACTCTTGGAGTTCATGAGACACGCCTATGATAATCGTGTGCGATATATGGATCACGAGCACACGAAGAAATTAGTGGGACGAAAGAATATTTTACAAGAGTTCGTCCTGAATGTAATTGGTGGCGAGAACGATAAGACCAACGAGGATGGTGCCACTCATCATTGATCCCTTTTGTGAAATGATAGTCATCACAAGATCATCAATAACTGAAATATTCGTGGGTTTTTTAGCTATACGAGGAACGATTGTGAGTATAGTGAGGTAAAGTGCCATCGCTATTATTACAGGTCTAAGACTTTCTTGATCAAACATCATCTTTCTATTAGTCGTTGATTTTAATTTTGCTCACATCAACCTTGGTTCCCAATTGTGGTTGCTTTACACTATGCTTTTTGCAGTAGTCACCACACACAGCCTTGAAACTACAAGGTTTTCCAGTCATCGTTAGAGCACAACAAATCTTCTTCGCTTTCCTCTGTTCATTCACAACTTCAGGAAGTTTGTCAATAAGAACAATTTGTCTCGAATCTTTCTTCTTCTCGTGTTCAAGATACTTCTTCTTCATAATCCAAGTCGCGTTTGCGAGTTGAACACACTTCTCATCTGGTTCGCTGATGCGGTACATCTTAGCCGCATCAGCGAGACAGCGTTGCCACATTTCATCACGGATGACTTCCATTTTGTTTTCTTGATTTTTTACCATTTGGAACTTCACTTAGGTGTTCAGGCTTCTCCACCAATTTCAGCCAAGTAAATATCAACCTGACCTGCAAAATCTGGACACGTTTCAGTTGTCTTTTTGGTGACAGAATCTTGGACATTTATCACATGCTCCTTGAACTTCTTGACATCTATACCTGTGGCGTTATGGATCTGTGTCTCTGTAGCAATATCCTTGAGTGCGTACAAGTATGCCGCTGCATAATTGGCATGAAGAATCGCTACGACCGGGGACTTGTCCTGTTGCGCCGCTGTAGCATAACGTGCAGATTGACGAACAAGTTTCTCAATAGACTTGTTTATACCCCTGGACTTATTTTGCATCATCAAGAATAGGACAAAGATAGCAGCTATCAAGTAGAGGTACATCTCTTACTTTACCTCAAGAAAGTTTTGACAGTCCTGCATCGTCTTCACATGGTCACCTTCATCGTTGCGGACATTGACGAAGACATCATACAGGTTATTGACATCATCATAATAGTTGGTGGCCACAGCTGGTGGATGCTCCAGTGAGAGACTCACCCCATTCTGTTTGAGGAATTCATCGTATGTGTGATAGGCATGTTCCTCCACCTGTTCAGAGAGATTGTAGGCCATCCTCGGTGACACGACATACAGAAGACACGTCAACCAGTAGTATGCGAAGGCTGTGTGCTGTGCGAAGAATCGGTCCACGAAGCGCTCATCACCACCCAAATCTTCCATGATGAGAAGGTGGTGGTATTCATTCATCGTCTGTGCGAAGTGTGTCTCCAATAAGTCAGCCTTTCGCCACACACCGAGGGTCTCGTAGAGGTGCAGAACAGAGACGAACGAAAAGTAAGGGACACGGGCGACCGTCTCGAGGACATAAAACCGGGCATAGTCCCGATCTTTGTACACTCTATCGATAACATTCACAGCTGATTTGACAACAGCCTTATTGATACGCTTCTCAAATTTGCGAGCAGTATTCACGTGAGGCTTGATAGTCGCGAGGGTGAGCATGTATTTTTCTATAGACGCACATTTTTAAACCTAAGTTAGAGACTGGAGTTGTAAAAAATTAAGGAAAATGGTTGCAGTATACAATGAACGAGAAAACCTACGGAAACAACTAAATCTTCAAATTGAATACCTAAAAAACAGCGCCACAGGACCACCAGTTTGTATTTATGAAAATCAAATTCGGATAGGTTCCGAGGTTTCTAAAACATTTATAAATAGTGATGGATCACCGACAGATGTGCTCTACACTATGGTTGTAGCTAAAACGCAGTCGGGAAAGACGGGTTCTATGCTTGAAGTAATAAGAAGAGCCGTCAACGAAGGTGGTGTATCTCCATACAATATATTCATAATCACAGGTCTGTCATCGAGAGATTGGAAGGAGAGTAACAAAAAAGTCTTTCCTCAAATATTACACTCAAATATACTCCATAACAATGATGTGAAAAGTAAATTAGCACTTAATCTCAACGGTAAAAAAAAAGTGTTAATCATCATTGATGAGTTGCATATGGCTTCATCTGATAACCAAACGATTGCTGGTGTATTGAAAGAATGTAAATTTCACGACCCAGAGTATTGTTACGAAAATGATATCAGGATTGTGGAATATTCAGCGACTCCGGATGGAGTTCTTAAAGATAGACTCAAAAACGAAGAAAGATCGCGTAGAATCTTTGCCGAGGATGGAGACGAGTATACCTCTTGTTTTGATTTATTGGAGCAGGGAAGAGTATTCCAGTTTAAAGATCTGTCAGAAGGGAATGATGTATTGGATTTGTGGAAACATATCACCAACAAATATAACACACCTAAATATCACATTATTAGAACTGCTACAAAAAATCCCAAAAAGGACAAAACCGAAGAAAATTTGAAGACCTTACCAGAGTTTGAGGTTTTGGAACACAACATGAATACTCGCCAGGAAATAGGAGATTTGAACGCCATTATTAGATGTCCACCATCTAAACATACTATTATCATAATCAAAGAAATGTTAAGATGTGCAAAAGTCTTAGAAAAACAACATATCGGCGTTGTATATGAGCGATTCTGTAAAAATGTAAATGACTCAGCTATCATTCAGGGACTGTTAGGTAGAGTGACTGGATATGGGGTGCCTAAGGATATTTCTGTTTTCACAAATATCGATACCATTAATCGATACAAAAAATTGTGGGATTCTGAATTCGGTGATGCAAGTATTAAATGGATCTCTAACACAAATAATAAATCAACCTATGCGAAAGATGATTGGTGTAAGGATGATATTTCTATCATTCGGCAGCAAATTGACTACAAAATTTTTGATGAGAGTGAACGTCACACGGCATTATGTGAGTTTACACAACTTCATTTTGATTGGAAGCCTCATATAAATGCGGGTAAGCAAGGAAAGATTAAAACACTTATTAATCATTCAAGTGATGATATAGCACTACGAAAATGGGGAATAAATAACAAATGCCCGCGTCGTATCGCGCAAGGTATAGACAAAAAATGGGTAGTTTGGTGGTCAAAAGTCATTTATCCGGGTGTATAGAACATCGAGAACCTAAGTTAGAGCTTTGAATTGTAATAAAACTAAGAAAGTATGGAAAGCGTTCAAAAACTCACCCATATCGAACACGTTCTCAAGAGACCTGACTCATATGTCGGTCCAGTTGAATTGGGTACAGAACCCTACTGGATTCTCAATGGTGACAAGTTCTCCAAGAAGAACCTCAAGTACTCCCCAGCTCTCTTGAAAATCTTTGATGAGATCCTCGTCAACGCCATCGACCGCAACTCTCTCCATCCCAAGCAGGTCAGTTCCATTTCCATCGCCATCGACAAGGGTGTGGGCTCGGTGACCATTGAAAACAATGGCCCCCTCGGTGGGATCGGTGTTCGTATGCATGAGAAGGAAGGTCTTTGGAATCCAGAACTTGTCTTTGGACACCTTCTCACGAGTACCAACTATGATGACACCCAAAAGAGGATTGTCGGTGGTCGCAATGGCTACGGTGCCAAATTGGCGAACATTTACTCCACAGAGTTTTCGATCGTTATCAAGGATCATGAGACAAAGCAGATGTACACCCAATCCTGGTCAAAGAATATGACTGTCTGTGACCCCCCAAAAATCAAAAAACATTCCGGTGCCACGTCATCTGTAGCCATCACCTTTACTCCTGAGTGGAAGAGGTTTGGGATGTCCAAAATGGACGATACCATCTATAAGATTTTCCAGAAGAGAGTCTGGGATGCGAACATCTGTACCACTCAAAACTGTAAAGTGAAGTTCAACGGTGACGTTCTCACCAAACAATCGTTTGAAACGTATGCTAAGATGCACGAAGGTGTCGAGGAGGTGACTTGTGTCAATGGTGATCGATGGTCAGTGTGTATCGGACCTGCTGAAAATGGTATGGAACAAGTTTCGTTTGTAAACGGACTCTGTACCAATAAGGGTGGCACTCATGTCGATCACGCTGCGAATCTTATCGCAAATGGTATCATCGATGAAATGGCAAAGAAGATTAAGTTGAGACCTCAACAGGTTAAGAATACATTCAACATCTTTGTGAAAGCAACCCTAGAGAATCCAACCTTCTCTAGTCAGGTAAAGTCTGAATGTACTTCGAAGTCTCAAAGTTTTGGAAGTAAGTTTGAACCTCCTAAGAACTTTGTGAAGAATGCTCTCAAGACTGGTATCGCTGATGAACTCCTGGCACTCTCGAAGTTCAAGGAGATGAAGGAACTTGCAAAGACAGACGGTACGCGTAAATCCAAGATCACTGGTATCCCCAAACTGGATGATGCGAACAAGGCTGGTACGGCACAATCTGGGAAGTGTACACTCATCGTCACAGAGGGTGACTCAGCGAAGACCCTCGCTGTTGCCGGTCTCTCTGTTGTTGGTAGGGATCATTACGGTGTATTCCCACTTCGGGGTAAGTGCAAGAATGTCCGAGATGTCTCTGTTGCACAACTCACTTCGAACCAAGAGTTCAATGATCTCAAGAAGATCTTGGGTCTCCAACAAGGAAAGGAGTACACAAGTGTCTCCGAACTTCGATACGGGCGCTTGATGATTATGACAGACGCAGATAACGATGGATCCCATATCAAGGGTCTCATCCTCAATATGATCCATTACTTCTGGCCCAGTCTCCTCAAGTTGAACTTTGTGGTGAGTATGGTGACCCCGATCATCAAAGCTACGAAGGCTTCACAAACAAAGTCCTTCTACACAGACTCCGCTTTCCGTACCTGGTATGGTGACGGAAAACAGGGTTGGAAGATTAAGTACTACAAGGGTCTCGGTACTTCTACGAGTGCTGAGGCGCGGGAGTATTTCAAGAAGATTCAAGATTTGACTGTAAAGTTCGATATGGATACGATGACTGATGATTCTATCGTCCTCGCCTTTGATAAAAAGAAGGCTGATGCTAGGAAGTCTTGGCTCCTAGAGAACACAGCCAAAGATGCCGATCAACTTGAAGTTCCGTATGGAAATGTGAAGCAATTGGACATCTCCGACTTTGTACACAAAGACTTAGTCAACTTCAGTCTTGCGGATCTCAAGCGGTCTATTGCGCATATGGCTGATGGTCTCAAACCCTCTCAGCGCAAAGTGATGTACGCATGCTTCAAGAAGAACCTTAAGGATGAAATGAAAGTTGCACAGCTGGCGGCATTTGTGGCTGAAAAGAGTGCTTACCATCACGGTGAAGTTTCCCTGGCAGATACGATCGTAAAGTTGGCGAATGACTATACAGGTTCGAACAACATCAACCTTTTGGAACCTTGTGGTCAGTTTGGAACGAGGCTCATGGGTGGCAAGGATGCGTCTCAGACGAGGTACATCTTCACAAAGTTGACCAAGGAGGCACGAAAGATCTTTGATCCCAAGGATGATGCCATCCTCAACTACCTCGATGATGACGGTCGCCCAATCGAACCCGACTTCTACATGCCGACTCTCCCAATGGTTCTCGTAAATGGAACTGAAGGTATTGGTACGGGGTTCAGTTGCTATGTACCCCCATTCAAACCGGATGATATCAAGGACAATATTAAACGGATTTTGAGTGGTGATGAAATTGTTCCCATGCGACCTTGGTTTAGGGGTTTCAAGGGGGTTGTTCACAAGGAAGAGGATACTTGGATGATGGAAGGTGTGTGGAATTGGTCTGGAAGGAATATCGTCGTGACTGAGCTACCACCAGGTCGCTGGACGCAGGATTACAAAGAGTATCTAGATGGTCTCGTAGAGAAGAAATTGATTGGAGGATTCATCAATAACTCAACCACTGAAGATGTCCACTTCGAAATTATGGACTACGCAGGTAAAGATCTCCTCAAAGATCTCAAGTTGAGGAAGACTTTCCGTGTCTCCAACATGCATCTCTTTCATCCTACTAGGGGTATTCACAAGTATGAGAGTCCCGAGGAAATCTTGAAGGATTTTGTGGAGTTGCGCCTCGAACATTATAAGAAGCGGAAGGCACATCTCATTGATGTACTCGAGAAGCGAGCAGAGATGTGTGACCATAAATCAAAGTTCGTCTCGATGGTGATTGAGGGGAAGTTGGTCGTGTTCAAAAGGAAGAAGGTGGAGTTGGAGGCGGAGATGTCTTCGATCTTCCCCAAGATTGATGGAAACTTGGACTACCTCCTCAACACGAAGACTGTTGAGTATACAGAAGAACGCGTCAAGGCTCTTCTAGATGAAGCGAAACAGGCGAAGGATGATCTAGAGAAGATGTTGAAAACGAGCCATATTACGATGTGGAAAACGGATATTAAAAATATGTAAGCAGTAAGTAGATATGGGTGAGGCTGCTAAAATTTCCCTCAAGGCTATTGGAAAGCAGGATACACATCTTCTTTCCAAAGACCCAGAAGAATCATTCTTTAATTATAAAGACGATAAAGTACATTCTACTTTTCGAAAATACCATAGATCACGAAATGTTGTCAACCCCACCGGTGTACCAAATTGGCCATTCGGGCAGACAATCAAGGTTGAATTCAACCCACAAAATATGGGTGATCTTTTGAGTAATATGTGGTTGAGTGTAAAAATGCCCGGACTTCGAAATCCAACCGTAGGTAACTACGCAGACCAACTGGGTAGACACATTCTCAAAAGTATCACGATGTATGTCGATGACTTGGAAGTTGAAAAGGTTCATGACGATTGGGGAATTATTTACGATGAGTTATACCTTGAAATCTCTGAAAAAGTTGCGAATAGATTTCTTGTGAATAGAAACATAGGCTATGACGATTCAACTCTTTATCCAGCACTTGCTCAATATGATTCAGATCTTATGATTCCTCTTCACTTTTTCTTTTCCAGGAAATTTGCAAGTGATGAATATTCTTCAAATAAACCAAATCGTCCATATTTTCCAGTGTGTGCGATACATAGACAGAAAATTGTCTTCGAATTAGATTTTCATAAACAATCATTTTTTACAGATAGAACACAGCTTCTAGAACTGACTGAATTCAAACTTGTCACTGAAGAAATTACTGTCAATCCAGATGAACGAAAATACCTCGCGAATGAGAGACAAACACTCATTACAGATCTTGTTAGAAAGCACCCCACCACAGTGAGTGAAATTGGTAAAGATAGTATTCGAACAAACCTGGTTCCAAACATACCTGTAAAATGTTTCCATTGGTTTTTGAGAAATACATTATATGAAAATGAAGATGTAGCGATAGGGGATCCAAGTGACCCCGAGAACTATTATTCCCAAAACCGTTTTAACTTTTCTTCGAATGTAAACTTTGATGAAGTCCAGACATTCTTTGAGCCGATCATGGAAAATGCGAGTTTTTACATCAACGGGAATAAACTACCTAATGTTTCAAATACAAATCACAGTTACTACAAATATCTCATCCCTTTCAGAAATAGACTTGCGAGACCATTTAGAAATATCTATACATACAGCTTCTCGATGAATCCTATTAATGTGGAACCATCGGGAAACTTGGATTTTAGTCAGATACAGTCAGAAAAAACTTCGATAGAAGTGAAATTGGATACAAGGGAGGGGTCGCTAGTCGACGTGAATACTAAAACGTACTCTCTGCAGATGTACTACACCGGTTATCAGACATTCGTATTTGATCGCGGATTTATGTCAGTTGCTTACTAAACAATGAACCCTTGTTCGTAGAAATGTAATCAATGATATTATTCTTAATACACCATTTGATGAAATTCAACTGTGCTAGAGTTGTTTGAATTTCATGAGATGTACCAGGAATTTCATAGGCAAATTTTTCTGAACGACAAAATGGATCGAACAGTTTTTTACTATACCCATCGAGACTTGATTTATAGGCACAATGAACCGTGAAATACTTTCCATCTTTAGTTGTGTATGACGTATTGTTTTTCTTTGCATAGTTTGTGATGAACCATTCCAAGTTTCGTAGAGAGATTCCACTTGATTTGTCTAGAATATTCATTAATTTAGTTCGGTTTTCTTCTTGATTATAAAATGAATTGATTGATGTTAGTAGAATACCACTTTTACTCATTGCTCAATACTGAACCCAAATCTATAAGCCCCTTTGAATTTTCACAGCCAGGACATCCTCTGACAAACATTTTTTCAGGACCGTGTGTATGTAGATTCGAACTCGAAAGTGACCGCACTCTAATTTTTTCACCCTGAGTTTTGTGATGTCTACAATATCCATTATCTGTTCCTTTGAAAAGACATCGCTGTCCATTAGACTTTATACCTTTACATAATGATACGGTCGCGATAGATGGTAAATCTCTCAAAAGTAAATTGAGAGGGACTGCGTGTTTTTTAGATATAGTCTCCGCATACTCTCCCAATAAAATACCGACACGCTCACCAACTTCTTGTTCAATCAGTTCCGTGATTTTATCGTGCAACATCACTCCTTACTAGATGATTGCTCGTATTTTTTAAATAGGTCTTGAATCGATTCAGTTTTTGGAACCCTCTTTTCTTTAATCCGTTCACGTAACTCGGCAACTTTCCCTGAATGATCGATACCAAGCTTCTTACACTCTTCTATGAGGTCGTCCTTTTTCATACCACTGAGTGCTGGACCAGTCTCCTTCTTTTTAGGTTTGTGCTGAGATATGATCTCCCCAAATATATCCTGTTTCGGATCATCAAAAAGAGGTTCAAGAAGATCACACACTGGGTTTAGGAACTTGTTTACGAAATAGTAATGGTAATCAACAGGGATATTGTTTTCTTCTACATACTTGGGATCTTCAGCCTTCTCGAATCCCTTAGCTTTGGGGTCACCCGTTTTCGTCAGTAGAAATGGAACACGATCACCGGATTGTGGTTCAGAACCAGGCTTTCTGTCACGCATCTTGTGAACAACTTGTACGTGGGCTTGATTAATCTCACCAATTCGATGTCCCGTGACTGACACCGGTTCCCCGTTCACCTTATAACTGTCTGAAAGTGACTTACTGAGAATCAGTTTTTCATTCGGTACATCACCCGAAAGAAGTTCTATCGCTCGTTCTTTGGCGAGTTCCATCGGCGGACCCGTGTCGGGGGCATCGAGAACTACATCGAGGAGTTCTTTACACACTTCCCTTACGTGTGGAGTATTGTCTCGACGAACAACTTGAAGTCCCTTGATGTCGATGTAATCCATATGCATCTGGTTATCTTTTCCCTTTGTCCAAAGCTTGGCGGCGTACCGCTTCTTTGAATAGAGAAAATAAGGCCAGTAAACCTTCTCGAGTTCCAAGTTGTTTGGTTTCTTGAAAAGGGCGCTACACTCTTCAGCTGCGCGCTCACCTACTTCCCAGCTATACTGTACAGCTTCCTCACCCTTTCGATCACCTACATCAAACTCAACCATCACTGAATCAGTGTCACCATACCTTACCTTCGCACCAGGAAAGTTCTTCTCGACATAGGTCTTCGTCTCCTCGATCATACCACGACCACGACATGTCGTCGTCGATGCGATTGGAACACAAGGTAAGATCCCTTTACCAGCCCCTGTAAAACCGTATACAGAGTTCATCGAGATTTTATAAGCCAACTGCTTGCCATTGTAAACCTCCTTCATTC